CTCTGCAAAACACAATAGCGCAACTATTACATAAAATAGGAGTTGCAGAAACAGAAAAACACGCGTTGCTTCATGAGTTAGCGGGTGTAAATCAAGATCAAGGGAAATTAAAAAATGATTTAGAAGATAAATATGGTCCTATAGATATTAATCTAGAGGATGGTAGTTATACTGAACATAAACCTACCAAAGATGAGTAATGTAATACGTAAAATTAGTATTGGATCAGATTATAAAAATGATGCAATGCATTACTCCGTGGGTCAAGAGGTTTATGGAGGTCATATAATTTCTCATATTTTATTTGAGCCTACTGATAATTCTTATAATATACATATTAAGAAAAAAGATGAGGTATTGCCTTGGAAAAAATTTAATTCACAAATGGCAATAGCAGTAGAATATGATCTTGAATATTAATGAAAAGTTTATACGATTTTATTGTACAACCAATAGGTGAAACATATAACAATAATACAAAAGTAAATGGAAAAGACTTGATTTTAAATAATAAAATTGAGTCTTGGAAATTTGTAAATAGAAATGCTAAGGTTGTTTCAACACCAGCAGCATATAAAACAAATATAAAAGTAGGTGATACAATTGTAGTTCATCAAAATATTTTTAGAAAATTTTATAACATGCAGGGTGAAAAAAAGAATAGTAGAAGTTATTTTAAAGATAATTTATATTTTGTATCGTTAGATCAAATATATTTATATAAAAATAATAAAAAATGGCATACTTTTGGTAATAGATGTTTTGTAAAACCTATAGAAAATAATGATGTTTTAAAGCATGAAAAAACAGTTCCTAACGTTGGTATACTAAAATATACTAATAATTCATTAGAAGCACGTAATATTGCTTTAAATGATGTAATAGGTTTTAAACCAGGAGCTAATTGGGAGTTTGTTGTTGACAACGAGCTGCTTTATTGCATGAAATCTAATGATATTGTAATTAAATATGGAAGTAAAAAAAATCAAAAGGAATATAATCCAAGCTGGGCGAATAGCTGTTGATGAGTTAATAAAAGTTGCTAAAGAACCTATAATTGACTTTGGTCCAGACATTTCCGCGGATAGATTAAAAAACGCAGCCGCTACTAAAAAATTAGCTATATTCGATGCTTTTGAAATACTTTCTAAAATAAATGAAGAAGAAAATATTATAGAGGGTAAAGTTGAACAAGAAACTAAAAAACCAAAAGAGTTTAAAGGTTTCGCAGAAGGAAGATCGAAATAATGTATAAGCAAGAATTATACAAAGTATTAAAAGACCATATAAAACCTAAAGTACTTAAACAACAGAATAGATATAAAAAGTGGAAGTACGGTTATAACAAAGAGCATGATGTAATTGTTATAAGTAAAACAGGTGAAATAGGTGAGATATACGAAATACAAAACTTAAAAATAGCTTTACCATTAGAAGAAAATACATTTAAATTTTCTGAAGATAAATGGGAATACACACCGTTACCTAAAGAATTAAAGCGAATAAAAACTATATTTGACTGGGAAGAATATCCTTTAGATTTTAAAGAAACATGGTACGATTATATAGATGAAGAGTTTAATCGTAGAGAAAAAGGATTTTGGTTTTATAACAAAGGTAAAGCAACATATCTAACAGGTAGTCATTACATGTATTTACAGTGGAGTAAAATTGATGTAGGTAAACCTGATTTTAGAGAAGCCAATAGATTATTTTTTATATTTTGGGAAGCTTGCAAAGCAGATCCTAGATCTTATGGCATGTGTTATTTAAAAAATAGACGTTCAGGTTTTTCATTTATGGCGTCAGGTGAAACTGTTAATTTAGCTACACTAAACTCTGATTCAAGATACGGTATATTATCTAAATCAGGACCAGATGCTAAAACTATGTTTACAGATAAAGTAGTACCTATATCAGTTAATTATCCTTTTTTCTTTAAACCTATTCAAGATGGTATGGATAGGCCAAAAACTGAACTAGCATATAGAGTTCCTGCTACAAAACTAACTAGAAGAAAACTAACTGCTAATGAAGCTACTACTGAACTTCAAGGTTTAGATACTACTATTGACTGGAAAAACACAGGTGATAATAGTTATGATGGTGAAAAATTAAAACTATTAGTACATGATGAATCTGGTAAGTGGGAAAAACCAAATAATATTCTTAACAACTGGCGAGTAACAAAAACAACGTTGCGATTAGGTAGTAGAATTGTTGGAAAATGTATGATGGGTTCAACATCAAATGCTTTAGATAAAGGTGGTAGAAATTTTAAAAAATTATACGATGATTCAGATGTTACACAAAGAAACGCCAATGGACAGACTCGCTCGGGATTATATAGTTTGTTCATACCTATGGAATGGAACTACGAAGGATACATCGATTCTTATGGCATACCTGTATTCGACACTCCAAAACAAGCCGTTCAAGGACCACAAGGGGAAGATATATATTTAGGTGTAATTGATTATTGGCAGAACGAAGTTGATGGTTTGAAGGAAGATGCTGATGCTTTAAATGAGTTTTACAGACAATTTCCCAGAACTACAAAGCATGCTTTTAGAGATGAATCTAAGTCTTCTTTATTCAATTTAACAAAAATTTATCAACAAATTGACTATAATGAAGATATAAATAGTAAAAAATTAGTCACACAGGGTAATTTTCAATGGGAAAGTGGGATTAAAGATAGTAGGGTTATGTTTTATCCAAGTAATCAAGGAAGATTTTTTATTACATGGATACCTGATCATATGATACAAAATAGATATATTGAAAAAAATGGTGTAAAATATCCAGGTAATGAACATATGGGTGCTTTTGGGTGTGATCCATACGATATATCTGGAACAGTAGATAAAAGAGGTTCTAATGGTTCTTTACATGGTTTAACTAAGTTTAGCATGGAAAATGCTCCTGCTAATCATTTTTTCTTAGAATATATAGCAAGACCTCAAACAGCTGAAATATTTTTTGAAGATGTTTTAATGGCTTGCGTATTTTACGGAATGCCAATACTAGTAGAAAATAATAAACCAAGACTTTTGTATCATTTTAAAAGAAGAGGATATAGAGGTTTTGCAATGAATAGACCTGATAAAATTTGGAATAAATTATCAGTTACAGAAAAAGAAATAGGTGGTATACCTAATTCAAGTGAAGATATAAAACAAGCTCATGCTGCAGCTATAGAATCTTATATAGAAACTATGGTTGGATTTAATGGTGATTCTTATGGAGATGTATATTTTCAAAGAACATTAGAAGACTGGGCTAGGTTTGATATAAACAATAGAACTACTCATGATGCGTCGATTAGTTCTGGACTAGCTTTAATGGCTTGTAACAAAAATAGATACGCACCAGTAAGTAGAAGAAAAAGAGAACCCATAGAGTTAGGTATAAAAAAATATAACAACAGCGGTTTAGTTTCAAAAATAATTAAATAAATGAATATTACAACAAACTACTCTAGTACTTTTCCTAGTCAGACAGTGCCTGATGCGGAAAAAGCTACTCCGGAATACGGTAGGCAAGTTGCTCAAGCTATTGAAACAGAATGGTGGAGACAAGGAGGTAATGGTACACGTTTCGCGTTATCTTACAACTTATTTCATCAAAGAAGATTATATGCTAAAGGTGAGCAACCAGTTCAAAAATATAAAGATGAATTATCTATAAATGGTGATTTATCATATCTTAATTTAGACTGGAAACCTGTACCTATTATAGCTAAATTTGTAGATATTGTTGTTAATGGTTTATCCAATAAAGATTATGAAATAAAAGCTTTTGCTCAAGATCCAGTAGCGTTAAAAAAGCGAACTGATTATGCTACAGCTATAATGCAAGATATGGCTGCTAAACCTTATCTTGATGGTTTGCAGAATACTTTAGGTCTAGATGAATATCAAACTGACAAAGCAACATTGCCTGAATCTAAAGAAGAGTTAGATTTACATATGCAGCTTTCTTATAAACAATCAATTGAAATTGCTGAAGAAGAAGTTATAAATAATGAACTTAGCAAAAATAGATTTGAAAATATTAAAAGAAGATTTAATCAAGATCTAGTTACATTAGGTATAGGTGCTGTAAAAACTAGCTGGAATAAAGCTAATGGTGTAACAGTAGATTATGTTGATCCAGCTTATTTAATATATTCTTACACAGAAGATCCAAATTTTGAAGATATATATTATGTAGGTGAAGTTAAAGCAATGACCATACCAGAAGTTGCAAAAAGATTTCCTGGTTTATCAGAAGCAGAATTAACTAAAATACAAGAAACTCAAGGGTATAGCTCTCAAACTATGTATGGTTGGCAGACTTATGACCCTAATACAGTACAAGTATTATTTTTTGAATATAAAACTTATAACACTCAAGTTTTTAAAATAAAACAAACTGATCAAGGTTTACAAAAAGCGTTAGTAAAAGATGATCAATTTAATCCACCAGAAAATGACAACTTTGAAACAGTTTCTAGAAAAATAGAAGTATTATATCAAGGTGCTAAAATTATAGGTAATAATCAACTTATAGAGTGGAAACTATCAGAAAACATGACAAGACCTTTTTCTGATACAACTAAAGTAGAAATGAGTTATACAATTTGTGCGCCGCGTATGTACAAAGGTCGTATTGAAAGTCTAGTAAGTAGAGTTACTGGGTTTGCAGATATGATTCAAATAACACATTTAAAGCTGCAACAGGTTATTGCTAGAATGGTACCAGATGGTGTGTTCTTAGATATGGACGGACTTGCGGAGGTAGATTTAGGTAATGGAACTAATTATAATCCAGCAGAAGCATTAAACATGTATTTTCAAACTGGTAGTATAGTTGGTAGATCATTAACTCAAGAAGGTGATATGAATCCTGGTAAAGTTCCTATACAAGAATTACAAACTTCAAGTGGTGGAGCTAAAATACAAAGTTTAATACAAACGTATCAATATTATTTACAGTTAATAAGAGACGTGACCGGATTAAACGAAGCTAGAGATGGTAGTTTACCTGAAAAAGATACATTAGTAGGTTTACAAAAAATGGCTGCTAATGCTTCTAATACAGCTACTAGACATATTTTAACAGCAAGTTTATGGCTAACACTAAGAACATGTGAAAATATTTCTCTTAAAATAGCTGATTCGTTAAAAGATCCTTTAACTTTAAACTCTTTAAAAAATTCTATTTCTACTTATAATGTAGGTACATTAAGCGAAATACAAAATCTTTCTCTTCATGATTTTGGTATATTCTTAGAGTTAGAACCAGAAGAAGAAGAAAAAGCTATGTTAGAGCAAAACATACAGATGTCTCTACAGCAAGGTGGAATAGATTTAGAAGATGCAATTGATATTAGACAAGTTAAAAATTTAAAACTTGCTAATCAAATGCTTAAGCAAAAAAGAAAGCAGAAGCAAAAGCAAATGCAAGAAGCTCAGCAAGCTAATATAAAAGCTCAAGCTGATGCTAATGCTCAAGCAAGCGAAAGACAAGCTCAAGCAGAAATGCAAAAACAGCAAGCTTTAACTGCGTCAAATGTACAGTATGAGCAAGCTAAAAATCAAATGGAAATACAAAGACTTCAAACTCAAGCTCAATTAGATATTCAAAAAATGCAAATGAAGCATCAATTAGATATGGAAATTGAAAAAATGAGAGTTGAAGCTATGAAAGAAAAAGAAGCTTTTATTGAAGATAGAAAAGATAAAAGAACTAAAATGGAAGGTACACAGCAAAGCAGAATGATTGAACAAAGAAATTCTGACGGTTTACCTGTAAATTTTGAACAAGAAAGTCCAGGTATGTATAGTGGTACCGCGGACATTAATTAATTTTATAATATTTTATTATGGCAGAACAAAAAGCGGCCGTAGAGGTCAAACAGGAAGGTGACTTTAAAATAAAGTCTAAACCTAAAAGAAAAACTAAAGATTTAACTAAAAATAATGATGAGCCAGTAAAGGTTGATTTAACTAAACCAGAAGCTCAAGGAGAAGTTATACCTGAAGTTGTAAAAGTAGATTTAACAGATAAAAAAGAAGAAGATGCCGTTCAAGAGTCTAAAACAGAAAAATTATCTGATGATAAACCATCCGGAGATTTACCAGAGATGGAAGAAGAAGTACGGATCATCAATACAGATGAAACAGAAGAGTCAACCATTGAGCGTGTTGAAGAAACTGTTGAACAACAAACTGTTAAACAAGTAGAACAAGAAATAAAAGTTCCTGAAAATTTAAATAAACTAGTTGATTTTATGAATCAAACTGGAGGTACATTAGAAGACTATGTTAGATTAAATAGAGATTATACTAATATAGACGAAAATGTATTGTTAAAGGAATACTATAAAAATACTAAACCTCATTTAAATGATGATGAAGTATCTTTCATGCTGGAAGATAGTTTTAGTTATGATGAGGAAGTTGATGAAGAGCGAGACATCAAAAAAAAGAAACTTGCTAAAAAAGAAGCTATTGCAGAAGCTCGTAATCATTTAGATGATTTAAAAAATAGATATTATGATTCTATTAAGACTCGTAATGTAATTAATGAAGATCAACAAAAGGCTACGGAATTTTTCAATAGGTATAAAGACGAACAACAAATCGTTGAAGAACAGCATAAAAGATTTAAAGACAACACTAAAAAATTGTTTTCTGAAGATTTCAAAGGTTTTGATTTTAAAGTAGGTGACCAAAAATTTAGATATACTGTTAAAAATCCTAACGCTGTTGCTGATAAGCAGTCTAATATTAACAACTTTGTAAATCCTTATTTAAATGATAAAGGAGACATGGTAGATACAGCTGGTTATCATAAAGCTATGTACACAGCTATGAATGCCGATCAACTTGCTACTCATTTTTATGAGCAAGGTAAAGCTGATGGTATTAAACAAGTTGTGGACGGCTCTAAAAACCCTTCTATAGATACGCCGAGGCAAGTTGCCGGTGGGGATGTATTTGTAAAAGGTTTTAAAGTCAAAGCTGTCAGTGGTACGGATTCGTCAAAACTTAGAATTAAAAAGAGAAGTTTTAACAATTAAAATTAATAAAAATGGCTTTAACCCCACAATTTGGTACTATTGTACCATCACAAAGACAGGAGGTTTTACAGTCTAACTATTTACAGTGGACAGACGCTGGAGCTGCTAACTTTGCGGATTTTGCACAGCAGTATTTACCGGAAATCTACGAACAAGAAGTTGAAAGATATGGTAACAGAACTTTATCTGGATTCTTAAGAATGGTTGGTGCTGAACTTCCTATGACAAGTGACCAAGTAATCTGGTCTGAACAAAATAGATTACACATTGCATATGATGGTTGTACTGTAGCTGGTAACGTAATTAACGTTAACCCTACTGGTGCTGCTGATATTAACAACGTTATTTCTGCTAGAGCGACTGTAGTAATTATGGACGACTTCGGTGCTGAAGTAAAAGCGTTAGTATCTATTTCTGACCCAGGTGCTGGTACTATTACTGTTGAACCTTATACTGCTGCTACAATTGCAGGAGCTGGTTTAGTAGGTAATGTAAAAGTATTTGTTTACGGTGCTGAATATGCAAAAGGATCAGTTACTCCTAACTTTGTACCAGGAGCTGGTGCTACTTCAACTCTTGCAAACGGACAATACATTAGTGTTGACCCTGCATTTACTCAATTCCAAAACAACCCTATCATTATCAGAAACAAATATGTTGTTAATGGTTCTGATATGGCTCAAATCGGTTGGGTAGAAGTTGCTACAGAAGATGGAACAGGAGGATATTTATGGTATCTAAAAGCTGAATCTGAAACTAGACTTAGATTTGAAGACTATTTAGAAATGATGTGCGTTGAATCAGAATTAACTGCTGCAGGTTCTGCAGTTGCTGGTGGTGCTTCAGGAGCTATTGGTTCTCAAGGTTTATTTGCTGCTATCCAAGATAGAGGTAATGTATTAGTTGGTTTCTCTACAGCTACAGGTATTGGAGATTTTGACGAGGTTCTTAGAAACTTAGATACTCAAGGTGCTATTGAAGAGAACATGCTTTTCTTAAATAGAGAGACTGCTTTAGAATTTGATGATATGTTAGCTAACATTTCTTCAGGTGCTGCAGGTGGTACTGCTTATGGTTTATTTGAAAACTCAGAAGAAATGGCTTTAAACTTAGGTTTTAGCGGTTTCAGAAGAGGTTCATATGACTTCTATAAAACAGACTGGAAATACTTAAACGACGCTTCTACGCGTGGTGGTATGGTTGGTCCTGCTTCTATTGAAGGTGTATTAATACCAGCTGGTACTACTACAGTATACGATCAAGTTCTTGGTACTAACATCAGAAGACCTTTCTTACACGTAAGATATAGAGCTTCACAAAGTGATGATAGAAGAATGAAGTCTTGGTTAACAGGTTCTGCAGGTGGAGCATTTACTTCAGATCTTGATGCTATGGAAGTTAACTTCCTATCAGAAAGATGTTTAGTAACTCAAGCTGCTAACAACTTTGTTTTATTCCAAGGAGTATAACTATTATAAGGTAAGGGCGCTTCGGCGCCCATATACCTTTTTAACTATTTAATTATATTATATTATGGCAAAAAAGAAAAAAGAAGAACAGGTTGAAGAAGTTGTAACAGCTCCTGCTCCTGTAAAAGAAAAACCAGTTAAAAAAAATAGCTGGGAAATAAAAGATAGAACTTATCTATTAAAAGGAAATAAAGAACCACTTACATTTACTATACCTAGTAAACATACCAGAAGACATCCTCTGTTATGGTTTGATGCAGAAAAAAATACTCAAAGAGAACTTAGGTATGCTACAAATATGAGTTCACCATTTGTTGATGAACAAAAAGGAGAAGTAACTATGGGTCATATTATTTTTAGAGATGGAACATTGTCGGTGCCTAAAGAAAACGTAGGTTTACAACAATTACTTTCTTTATATCACCCTATGCGTGATAAAAAATATATAGAGCATGTTCCTCAAAGAGTAGCTCAAGATCAATTACAAGATATAGAGTTTGAAATAGAAGCATTAAATGCTGCTAAAAACATGGATATTGATCATGCAGAAGCTATAGTAAGAGTTGAGATTGGTTCAAAAGTTTCATCTTTATCATCTAAAGAATTAAAAAGAGATTTATTATTACTTGCTAAGAAAAATCCTCAATTATTTTTAGCTCTTGCAAATGATGATAATGTACAGCTTAGAAATTTTGGTATCAATGCTGTTGAGCTTGGTATTATTAAATTATCATCTGATCAGAGATCTTTCCATTGGGGAAGTAATGACAGAAAACTAATGGCTGTTCCATTTGATGAAAATCCATATTCAGCTTTAGCATCATGGTTTAAAACTGATGAAGGAGTTGAAGTGTATAAGTCTATTGAAAAAAGACTATAATAAATATAAGGGGCGGATTCGTCCGCCTCTATATTAAACAATAAAAATATAATGGTAAACGTAAACACTGTATATAAAACTGTGTTGTTAATATTAAATCAACAACAAAGAGGATATATGACACCTGATGAGTTCAATAAAGTAGCTACTCAAGTGCAACTAGATATATTTGAAAGTTATTTTGAAAGTTTAAATCAACAATACCGTGTTCCTCAAAACGATACTGAGTATGCAGACCGAGTAAAAAACATACAACAAAAACTACAGTTTTTTCAAAGAACAGGAAATACAACATTTGTAGGACCTGAATTTACTTTAATACCTACTGATATTTATAGATTAGGTAGCGTGTTTTATAAAGGTACAGAACTTACTCAATACTCACAAAGAAACGAGTTAACACAAATATTACTTTCCCCGTTAACTCAACCAACTGAGCATTTTCCCATATACTTATATGAAGACGACAAGTTATACATTTACCCTACTACTATAAATGATAATATAACTATATCATATTTAAAAACACCTTCAGATGTTGTTTGGCAATACGGTGTAGGTTCTTTAGGTCAATTTGAATATCAAGCACCTCCCGCATCTACAGCTTTTGAATTAGCACCATCCGAGCAAACTAATATAATAATGAGAATATTAGCATACGCAGGTGTTATAATTAATGATCCCACAATAATACAAGTAGCTGGCCAAGCGGTAGCTGCAGAAGAACAAAACGCAAAATCATAAAACATGGCACAACCAAATGGTGGTTTAATAACCGAAACTAATCAACAATATTACGCGGGTGCGCAGGGATTTACAGTATCTGATCCAGCTGGTCAAAATGATTTTACATTTACATTTGACACTGATTTAGTTTTTGGTGCTTTTGATCCTGCAAATATAAATTATGCTAAAAATAATTTTAAACTATATAGCAGTCCAGATGGATTAACTTATACAGAATATATATTACCTTACGATGTAGTAGATAACGTAGTTCAAATATCTGCGGTTGGTGGTATACCTGTTGGTCATACTTTAGTTTGTCAATTAAAAACTTTAACAGGTGGTAGTTATGGTAATAAAGATGCTTATGGTATGACAGTAGAGCAAAACTATGGTGGTTATGCTTATATTACAGTAAAAGACTTAGTTAACAATTTTATGGTTGCCTATGTTGGTCAAGATAAAATAATACCTAGAGTTGATAGAACAGATGTAATATTTCATACTAAAAGAGGTTTACAAGAGTTTAGTTATGATACATTAAAAAGTATTAAATCTCAAGAGTTAACAGTTCCACATAATTTAAGTTTAGCTTTACCACAAGATTATGTAAACTATGTTAGAATATCAAGGATAGATGCTTTAGGAGTACAACATATATTATATCCTACAAATAACTTAACTGACTCGCCTTATGAAATGCCTCTACAAGATAGTCTTGGACAACCAACTCAAGATAACTTTGGTGAAAATACAGAAGGTACTTCAATTACAGAAGAAAGATGGAAAAGAGCTAATACTAATTTAATAAATCAAAACTTTAATAATTCTTTATTTAATCAAGGAGCTGATTGGTGGGGATATGACTGGGGTTATGGAGGATTTTGGTATTACAACTACGGTGAATTATACGGGATGGAACCTCAATACGCTCAATATAATGGTTGGTTTAACATGAACGAGCGTGAAGGTAAAATATCTTTTTCAAGTAATTTAAAAGGACAACTAGTAATAATAGAATATATATCAGATGGTTTAGCTTATGATTTAGATAGTAGAATACCTAAATTAGCAGAAGAAGCTATGTATCAACATTTGTTATATTCTATTTTATCTACAAGAACAAGCACAGCTGCAATAGCACCACAATATAAAAAACAAAGATACGCCGCATTACGAAATGCTAAAATAAGATTATCTAATATTAAGTTAGATGAGATAGCTCAGGTAATGAGAGGTAAATCTAAATGGATAAAACGTTAATACATGGCAGAAGTTAAAAATACCTTTTTAAAAGGTAGAATGAACCAAGACATTGATGCCCGTATTTTACCCGAGGGTGAATACAGAGAAGCTATTAATTTATTAATAAGTAGATCTTCAGGTTCAACTGTTGGTGAATTTGAAAATGTAGAAGGAAATACAATTGTTGGTAGCCAAGTAACAGCTTTTGACGTAAGTATAATAGGTAAGTTTGTAGATGAAATAACAAACACTTTATATGTTTTTGCTACTGATTTTAGCAATACAGATCCTTCGTCTAGAGCAACTAGCGGTAACACATGTGTAATTGCTTCGTTTAATTTAACAACAGGTACTGGTCCACAAATATTAGTAAGTGGTCATTTTTTAAATTTTAATAAAAAGTTTCCTATACATCAAACTAATTTAGTAGATACATTGTTGTTTTTTACTGATAACTTTAATCAGCCTAGAAGAATAGATGTTAGTTTAGCTGCTAATGATAATACTTTTTATCAAGAAGAAAATCAAATATCAGTAGCACAGTATTATCCTTTTGATCCTATAATACCTTTAGAAAGACAAACCGTAACTACAGTTGCTACAGGTAGTGATACATTAATTGAAATTACAGTTGGTAACGATAATATTAAAGTAGGTGATATAGTAACACCTAATGATAAAACAGAAATTGTTAATTTTCCTATACAAAATGTTTTACCACCAGTAAGAGTTACAAAGGTTATAAGTAACACAGAGTTTGAAGTAAGTCCTCCAATATTACCAGGAGCTTTAGCAGGTGGTATTTTGATAGATTTTAGTAGAACATCTATGGAAAATAGATCAGACAGATATGTTTCTAATTACTCTGTACAAACATGGGGTGGAAACACTAACGTGCCTTTTACTCCAATAGATGTAACTACTCAAGCTAGATTTGATGATTGGAATTTTGGTGGTTTTCCTAGAAATGGAGATTTAGTTGAAAATTTAACAAATCCCGCCGCGTCTCCAGCAAGTTTAAGAATAAAAAAATCAGCTGTTAGAGTGGTAGGTCAAGGTGCACCACCACCAGATAATCAATTTTATATTGAATTTGATCAAGCTCATGGTTTTACTAATGGAGACCAAATAGCTTTTGGTGTAAATCCTAATTATGATTCTAGTTTTGATGGTGATACTAATTATTTAGATGATAGATTTGTAAGGTTTAGTTATAGATTTAGATTTATTAATAATGAATATTCTTTAATAGCACCTTTTAGTCAAATAATGTTTATACCTAAACAACAAGGGCAGTTTGGATTAGGTCAAATGAACACTCCGGTTGAATCAGGAAGTGTTAGAAATAATTATTATCAAGATGAAAATGATGCGTATACAAGTACTATATTAGAATGGTTTGAAAATGATATTGATAGTATAGCTTTAAATATTCCATTACCTAAAACTGATGGTGTTGTGGCTAAATCTAGTGCGACAAATAATTTATTATCTCAATTTAAAGTAAAAGAAATAGATATATTATATAAAGAATCTGATGCTGAATCAATAAAGGTTTTAGATACTATTAATGTGTCTGATATACAAGATTCTCAATTAAATATAATAAACTACGATGATGATATAAATGGTTTAATAGATAAAGTATTTTACAATTATCAGTACACATCTAACAAACCTTATAAAACTTTACCAGAAAACCAAACAGTAAGAGTTTATGATAAAGTACCTATTAAAGCTTTAAGTCAAGAACTTATATCTAATAGAGTGGTTTATGGAAATTATGTTCAAGGTATGACTCCACCTGAGTCAATTGAATATACCGCTAATTGGTCAGAAAGAAATTATCAAACATCTGATTATTCTACGGAGTATCCTTTTTCTAATATTAAACAAAATAGAACCTATCAAGTAGGTTTTGTACTAGCAGATTATTATGGTAGACAGTCTGATGTAATCTTATCATCTTTAGATTCAGCTAATGAGTTTGAAGGTTCAACAGTATATGTTCCTTATAGAACTGAAGGAGACGCTGTAGATGCTCCTGTTATAGATTGGATAGGAAGAAACTTAACCTTAAGTATTAGTGAACAAATAGGTACAGAGTATAATCCTTCTCAAGGTAAACCTGGTTTATACAGAAGAGAAGGTTGGGTAAAAGCAACTATTTTAAACGATCCTGGTGAAGGATTTGTAGCTAATAAAACTTATAAAGCTATTGGTGGTTCTGGTGAAGGATTAACTATAAGAGTCACTACAGTGGACGTTGCTCCTACAGAAGTAGTTGATTATATAGTAGCTACAGCTGGCCATGGTTATCAAGTAGGAGATACAGTTAAATTAAATGGTACTATTTCTAATGCTATGTTAGAAATAACAGAAATAGGTGAGGCTAATCCTTTGGGTTGGTATACATATAAGGTTGTAGTTAAACAACAAGAACAAGAATATTATAATGTATTTTTACCAGGATTTGTTAATGGTTTACCTATACAAAATCAAGTTTGGGACGGTGTTTCTAGACAAACAACAGCTGGAACTAGTCCAGGTGTTTCACCTATAGAAACTCAAAGAGGAAAAATAGCATTTGCCACACTGCTTAGTGAAAATGTAAATAAAATACCTAGAAGTTTAAACGAAGTTGGTCCTACAGACAGAGAGTTTAATAGTGAAGAAATATTATTTACTAGAGTTAATAATCCAAATGCTACAGAACAAACAAATACAGGTGTAAGAAATTTACAGTATTATCCAGGTCAAATACAACAAACCGTATTAAACATTGGTACTGCTAGAGAAACAGAGTTAGCAGCTATTCCTTTTGAAGCATTTCGAACAGACGCTTTGTATAATTCAAATAATTACACAACAGCAGGTCATGTGCCATGTATTGAATTGTCAGGTGGAGCTGCAAAAGGATACAGAGGTGAATACGGTAGCACAACAGAAGAAGCTGGTGGATGCTTTACAGAAGCAGTTACTAATGATATATTAGGTAATGTAAAAAGAGTTCCTACAGGATCTATACCATATGGAGATGTTGCAGATAAACAATCGTTTTACGGTTCTGAACAAAATCCTTTTATAATGAAAATAGGTCAAGTTAATAACTTTGAAAATCCTATTGGCGCTATTGTTTGTGGAGACCCTTTAGAACAAATCGGAGGTACCTTTATTGATCATGACACTAATTATACCGATGGTATTAGAACAATGCAACCTATATTATCTATAGTAGAAACAAAACCTGTTTTTTCTTTATTAGATATATATTGGGAATCAACATTAAGCGGAGACCTAGAAACTCTTAATAGTTCTATTGCTTCTAATTATAATGGTGTTATTGCGGCCAGTGTTAGTAATCAATCATTTGAAGAAGACTTAACTTCTGGAAGCGGAGTTGGTTCACCTTTTAACTTTATAAACGGAAGTGGTGCAACAGCTACAATAAACGCTGTAAGCATTTCAAGCATGTATACATTAGCTGATCCAGCATCACCAATAGCAAATATTAGTGATTATTTTACAGTTAACTTACTAAGTGCTACTGAGGCTCAAATTGAAATTGCTAAAGAATATTGGTTTAGAGAAAGATCATTAAATCCAGGAGATGATGTATATGTTTTATCACTTGAAGTAGAATCTACAAGTGGTACTGAAACATTTACTGATATTCTTACAGATGCTTTAACTCTTACCTTAGATAATATAGCACCATCTATATATGATGATGCAGGATATACTAATGATGTTTCTGGTTCAAGCATAACTATACCTAGTTTACCAGATTATCCAGATACTCCTCCTGTAACACCTAGTGAGATAATTACCCTGTACGGTCTTAATGGTTCTGCTGATTCTAGTAACAGGAAAGAACAATTAATATGGACTATTGAAAGTGTGTTAGGTGGTTCTGTTTTAGACTTTGAATTAATTGCTGGACCAGTAAAAGGATCTGTAATATTAAGAAATACAGTTGAAGTTGTAGCAGAAACTCAATATGGTATAAAAATAAAAGTAGAAGATGCGGACCAAGGTACTGGTTCTTTATTTACTGAAGTAGATATACTTGTTACATTTGGAACTCAACCAGCTCCAAAACCTATAGCTACTGGACCAAGCACTGTATTTACACCTTCTACTTTTCCTAATAGATATTTAAGCACCAGTCCTTATCCAGCTTTTTCTGGATCAAGATGTGGTGAGTTTGCATTTACAAATCAATTTGGAAGTTTTACACCTTATTTATGCGATGGATATAATGCCTCTACACCAAGTGGTTGTGGTAGTTTAAATTATTATTGTTGGAATTTAGCAGATGAATTTGACACACTTCCTTCTGGACCAGGACCAGGATGTCCTCCGGGTGAAAAACAAAGAGGAGATTTATTCCAAGGTACAGTTCAGTTTACGGTTTATTTCCAAAAAGTAACTAATACTATACCTGTTGCAGGATCGTTAATAGGAGAATTTAACATACAGTATAGAGCTAATTCTAGTTCAGCATGGGCTAATATTGATAGTGTTGCGGTTACTAAAGCACCCGATCCAGCCTTAGACACTTTATGGTTAGCTACACAAAGTGTGGTTTCTGTACCTGCAAACCCTGGTGATGTGGTAGGTGATCAATACGGTTATAGATATAAATTTGATCAAATAGGTGAATATAGAATATTATGTAAGACCTCTGGTACTAATGGTCCTGATTGGGGTTGGTATATAACTTACAGTGATGGTACATATGCTGGATCCGCCGCGGCACCATGTATACCTTAATTTATTAAAAAACAAGTAACTATATATATAAATGGCAATAAGTATAAACGTAAACTATTTTAATTCCTTTTATGCAAAGAGACTTTATGGAAGAGGTGAGGTTGATGATGCTGGAGTTGTAGCGCCTGGTAATATACCCTACGCGTATGAGCAGGGAGAGGTTGCTTGTGATACTTGTACGTGGTATAATCCTATATTAGGTGATACAACTTATGACTGGTGTATAGAAGCCTCTAGAATAAGATGTGGATTCAATAATACAAGTGTTGATTTTGGAGTTAAAGCTTATATAGTAGAAGATAATCCAAACCAACAATTACTTTCTAACACGTTAATTTATTCAGGTGTATTTAATGCTAGAACAGGTGTAAACAATACTAATCAATTTAGTGTTGGTGAAGAAATTACAAGAGGAGTTGATCCAGTTGGTGGAACTATACAAAGATTATATGCAGAAGATACAAATCTAATAGTTTTCCAACAAAGAAAAGTAAATGTAGCTTTGATAGATAAAGACGCTATATTTACAGCTGAAGGTTTAGGTTTAAGTACAACAGGTAAACAAGTCATAGGTCAGATAACTCCAGTTGCAGGAAATTGGGGTATTGGAAATAATCCAGAATCTTTTGCCACGTATGGTTATACGAAATATTTTGTAGATAAAGAACAGAACGCGGTTTTAAAAATGCAAGGAACTAGTATACAAGAAATATCTGTAGCTGGTATGACTAACTTCTTTAGAAATGAATTTACTAACATGAGTGATTCAGGAGCTATTGTAGGTGGTTATGATATATATAATAAAAACTATGTTTTATCTTTACAGCCAGAAGGTAGATTTGAAGAATCTAGAGAATATAAAACTTTAGCATGGGACGAAAGAAGCGCGGGTTGGACTAGCTTTTTTACTTATTTACCAGATCAGATTTTTAGTTCTATTGGTAAGTTTTATTCATGTAAAGAAAATAAACTATATCAACATTACGATTCAAGTGCATTAAGAAATGAATTTTATGGTTCAACATCTCCATCAGTAATACAATTTGTTTTTAATCCTCAACCTAATTTTATAAAAACATTTAAAACTATAAACTACGAGGGTAGTAATGGATGGGAAGTAACAAATATAGTTTCAGATCAAACAGGTGAAACAGAATTTCCTACATTATCTGGTTTATATTATAATTATGATGATGAAGCAACTGGAGATGTAAGAGAATTAGATGGAGCAAATTCAGGTATTGCATATGATAAAATATGGAGTTATGATGAAGGTCTTTATACTGAAAACAACATAGAGTATAGAGCTGGGTTTGATAGAAAACAAAACAAATATTACGCAGTTATACCTAACAACACGGTGGATCCAATGCCGGGCGAGGTAATCTGGGGTAATCAAACTATGGGAATAAAAGGATATTATACAACTGTGACTATGAGCACAGATCAAACAACAAATTTAGGCGGAGCAAAAGCATTATTTGCCGCTAGTAGTGAATATATAAATAAATAATTATGAGTGGATTAGGAGTAGCATTAGGAGTAGCAAGCAGCGTCCTCGGTGGAATACTGGGAGGAAGTAGAGCTAAAAGAGCAGAGGCTCAAGCTAAACAAGAAGCTGCTAGACTTCAATCAAGATTAGCAACTTTAGAAGCAAATAGACAACCTATTATAAATCCTTATGAGGGTATAACAGATCTTTCTTCTATGGCTACAGATTACTCTAATCAATTTAGCAACCCTTATGCTAATTTATCAGTGGCTACTCAAGCTGCTGAAATGCAGATAGAACAAACAGATATAGCTTTAGCTAATACATTAGATACTTTAGCTCAAACAGGTGGTGGTGCAGGTGGAGCTACAGCGTTAGCAAAAGCAGCTGCCGCTAGTAAAAAACAAGTAGCCGCAAGTATAGAGCAACAAGAAGCACAAAATGAAAAACTAAGAGCTCAAGGCGAGCAAACGTTAGAGTCTAGAATAATTCAAGAAAAACAAAGAATTGAAGGAATACAAATGACTCAAGCTCAAAGAGTTCAGCAAGCTGAAGTTCAAGGTGAACAATTTATGTATCAACAAAGAGAAGCTAGAGAACAAATGCAAATAGACAGAACAGCTGCTATGTTAGACAATGCTAGAATGCAAATGGCACAAGCTGGTGCTGATAGAACAGCTGCTCTTACAGGAATGATCGGTGGTATAACTAGTTCTTTATCTAATATAGATTTAAGTGGAGATTCTGATACTGGAAGCGGTAATGATGATCCTGAAACAGATACTGGGAATGATGATGAACCAGCTTAAAATTAAAAAAATAATATAAAATGTCATATAGAAATCCTAAATATACGTATCAATCTCACGCCTCGTATTATCAAAATCTAATAAATGCTGGTGTAAAAGCCGGTAGTGATATAGCGGATCAAGAAAAAGATATACGAGAAGAAAAACAAAAAGTTAATGCGGCTAGAGTTGAAGCAGGTAGAGGTGCTAATCAAACCCACGTAACTACTGGTGTTCAAAGTAACACTTATGGTAATGAAGTTACAAAAGGTGCTATTGGTAATTTTTTTACTGGTACCGGAGGATTAGTAGGTGATTTAACTATGCAAACAACTGGACCCGATGCTCCTTGTAATAAAACAGGAAACTGTGCTGAATTAAACGCAAGATTAGCTACATTAAAAAAAGCACCAGAAGAAATAAAAGATTTTACTGAGAGAATGTTATCGCAAGTAAATTATGATGATTATGAAAACTTTGATGAAAATCAAGGTGGTAATTTTATATTAGCAGCTAATGTGTTGGGAGGTAAAGGACAGTTTACTCCAGCATATGGTTATTCATATGATATAGAAGAAAATCAAGTTGAAGGTGAAAATGGTGAAATGACTTATGACGGTAGTTATAATTGGGTTTTTAAATTTGATGAAAACAAAGCTAGAAAACAACTTGAAGCTGATTGTAAAAAAATGCCTACACAAACAGGATGTGATGATATTGATGGTCTTATTAATAAAATGAAATTTGAAGGAGATAACTTTAAAATAAACAGTGCTGGTCTTAAACAACAAACATCAGGTAATCCACCTGGTAGCGTTTTTGTTAGAACACCTAAAATGTCTAATGAAATGGCTGATATAGTTTCTAGATCTGGTTTTATGAAAGATGTAGAAACAGATAAAAATGGAGATATAATTCCTGGAACTGGAACTTTTGCAATTGAAGATTTTATGCTAGTTGATGACGCGGGTCTTAGTAAGTGGGAACAAATAACAGAAGGAACTGTAGGTGAAGGAGATGCTGCAATGGATCTTAATATTAAGTACAATTTAATTGACAGAAATAAAATAAAAAATGCCATGGGAACTGAGCTTAATACAAAATTTAATTATTACTCAGAACCTCAAAATCAAGGACAAGCTATTGCTCTTTGGAATAAAGTTTTATCTAAAAAAGATTTAAGTGATATAAATGTAGAAGAAGTAGAAAAAGCTATAGGATTTGCTCCTACAGAAGAAGATTTAAAAACATGGAGCTATGATAATCCTAATGGTTTAAGTGAAAGACAACTAAAATTATTTGAACACTTGTACGGAGATTATGCTGTTGATGAAGTTTATTCATTAATGACTAACGAGGCTTATAAATCACAAAGAAAATATAATAAAGTTATAACAGGAAGTGGTGACGAAACTGATAAAAATGATCCTGATCGGCTATAACAACGCTAGATTTTAAAAATTAAATAATGAGTAGAGAAGCTTTATATACTGAATTGTATAAAAAATACGCTACAGATTTAACAGATGAACAAATTGCTGAAAAAGTAAAATATGCTTCTTCTGCACCTGATCAACAAGCAGCTATAACAACTATATATGAAAAATATGCTGGTAAAGAACCTACATTTGACCAAAGGTTATATATAAGTAAACGTGTAGACCCTCAAAGTGTAAATTCTATTATTGCAACAGAAAATGCTAAAAGAAAAAAACAATACGATGAAGAGTATGCTAAGTATGAGCAGCTAAAAAAAGAAACAGAAGCAGAAAATAAAAGATTAGCTGATGAAGTAG